TGGTTCAAGCTCGTATGTGTAGTTTGTGTAGTCTGTAGTGATAACACGCCAAAAAGATTGGTTTGCATAATCAACAATTAGATCGCGCGGGTTAGCAACTTGACTACCCGGACCTAACGGCGTTGTGTACAGTTCGTCTTTATCAAATAAGGTAAAGCGACGGTCCGGTTGCGGAATGGGAACGCCATAACCGCTCCCATTATTGATATGATCTTCATTAGCCATAATTAAGCCTTAATCTGTAACAGTTTATTTATAATAACTTTATTGGCAAGGTAGCGGTCATTAAGTCTGTCAATCATCGCCATCTGTAACGGCGTTAAATCAATAACGTCAAGTCCGTCATGCGGGTGTACGATAACATAACGTAAATCCGCGCCCAATAAAATCGGTTCATAGTCCAAGAGGTAAACATATTCAAGCATTACTTTATCAAACTGACTAGTACTTATGTAATACAAATCATCATCTGCCGACAATGCCAAGTCACCGTTAATCATGTCGTGTATAACTTTATTCATAATAGGACTGAATAATTTATACAAGTTAGGGATAGGGTTAAACTCTATTCCAGTTGGTGTGGGTATGAAGTTATTTAAATACGCGTTTATGCGTTTATCTAAATCTCTAGAAACATCCCTCATGGAATATGTATTTTTACTTACAATATCACGGAGTGGTATAGTGGCGTCATTCACCATCCAAGGTCTTCCATTGACAACGTCGCTAATTCCAACATTACCATCTTCTCGGAAAACAACATCTTCACGATGACGGACTGAACCGCCGACAGTTATCTGAATGACCTTATCGTCCTTAACATCAAAGTACGTGTCATTACTCAGAAGGCCGTTTACTACAAATCCCACTTTTGGTGGTCTAACCTTATCTGCCAAACCACGACATCTAATATCGAACCACGGTTTGTGTCTATTCGCACCGTCCTCAAGATATTCTTTATTACATACAACAACCTGAGGCCATTTGTAGTAATAGTCTATATCGGGAACAAGTGCTCTGCCATTCATCCATATTTCCATTGTCTCTGGCTGAAACTGCATAGGCGCGTATTTGTTGTCCTCTTCCCGCAGGTCAATGCTAAACTTAGCGTGACCGTCAGTCATAGGAATCTCTAAACCGTAAGTCAAGAACTTAACATCGGATACTACAACAGGTCGACGTCTAGAGA